AACTTGTCTATTCTTCCAAGATAGTATTCATAGGATAAGTTGAATGACTTATCTTTAGCAAGAATATGAGAAGAGGAAGATGTGCCTGGAGTGAATTGTCTTGCTTCAAATTCCCAAGGAGCCTTACCAGCAACGGTAGATGTAACTCTAGGTCTTAGGTCAATAATATCAGATGTAGGAATACTACCTACAAAAGGTAACACACTCTTATAATATTTTTTCTCATAAGAGTTTACAGTCACAAAATCGCCTGGATCGGCCTCATCGATAACAAAGTTATTATAAACAATAGTAATCCTTCTACTAGGAGCTTCTGTACCAGACTTTCTGACTAATGCAGAGAAATCAACATAGTCTAATCTTTGGCCTGGATCAAACTCATAGTTATTTTTAATGTCTCTATCGCCTGGAATGAAAGTCTGAACTACACCAGCAACTTGAGTCTCTTCAAAAATAACTTCCTCACCAATCTCAAAAGAATTCTCATTTTGAGATACAAAACTAACTTCATTAGATCCATTAGTTGCAACAAATACAGCAGATGCACCAGATGTCTTACCAACAATATTCTCACCAACTACAGCATTGAGAATATTGGAGTTTAGATTAGTAAGTTGTAAGATTGGGAACTGGGGATCAGCAGTTGATGAAGATTCTAATACAGCAAGAACTTCTGCAACATCACAAACTCCAAGAGAAAGTCTATCATCTTGGACTCTATTACCAAATGTTGTGTCATAAGTAAGTCCATCATTTAACTTCATTAATCCAGTGCCTGACTGGGTTTTTGCGGATTTATTTAAGGTATATGTTGTTGCCCTCTTAAATACTTTTGATTTTGGTTTTACATTTACTTTCTTCCAAGTAACTGTTAACACAGCAGAACCAGAGGCAGTGTCCAAACCAGATAAGGTTACAGTTCTGCCACTGACAGTAAGTTTTTGATCTGTTAGATTCTCAGTTTTACCAGTCGTCTTGAATGTGAGGTTATAATCTTCTTCATCAAATGGTTCAAGAGTCAAATCAGCATCAGTTTCTAACGTTCCACTAAACGCATTACTTGAAACAGTAACGTCATAAGATTTTTTAAAGATGACATCTGCACCATTTAGATCAACAGAGGCAACATTAGGTTTAGTCAACTCACTGAATAAGAAAGCAGATGAGTTATTTTTAACTTCTAATGTTACTTTGAATAGATCGTTTGCAGATACCTGAGATGTAGGTAATGCACCAGAACAAACATTCTCAACGTCTGTGGTTGCCTCAAGACTAATTGCGATTGCAGTTGTACCAGTAACTCTGTTAAATGTAGGAACACTATTACCAGCAATACTATACTGAATGATGTCTCCAGTCTTGATACCAGAATTTGCAAAACTGGCACTAGGAGATGATATTGTAGATGCTCCACCAACTGCTGCACTTACAGTAAACTGAGTTGCAACAGGAGCGATCAGATGTCCAAGATTAAGAATAGGATCAGCTGTGAATGGATAGTTTGTAGGATCGTTACTAACAATCTGTTTGATATCCTCTACGCCATAATCTTCTACCTCTGTGACACTTCTATTTGATGTCACACCATTGAAGAATAATTCTTCACCAACTTGGAATTGTCCGTTAACCTGATATAAGGTCAACTGTGTAGAATTATTTGCTGAAGTATATGCGTATCCTGTAGCGTTACTATTTTGACCAGTAACATAGGTTGGACATTGTACAGTCGTTCCAGTATTTAATTGCAGATATGTGAACGTCTGAATGTCATACAGAGATGTCTCAAATACTGTAGAAGAGTCGGCATAACCAACATTCTTCAATTTCATATCATAAACTCTGGCAACACCAATCTGTTCACCGTTTGATGTACCAACAGTAGATGTTCTTTCGTTGAATAATTTTACATAAGAACTTGTACTGATACCGATGAGTGGAGAACCATAAACATTATTAACTTCAATCTGTCTACCAACACTAAAAGGCAAAGACTCATTTACAATCTTTGCAGTTTCTCTTGGTTTAGGAACATCAACAGTGGTTGTATTGAGTGTTTCAATCTCGTATCCCTTGACATATGCCTTGCCAGGTCCGATGGATAAACACATCAAATCTTCAGTAGGAACATTGCCCTGCTGAGTTAATTGATTGGAATAAAATGCACCATCATTTCCTACTCTGTTATTAAGACATTCTTTTGATACTAGAGGGAATGGTTTTATATAATAGTGACCAGACTCATCATATGTTCTTCTTGCAAGTTCGTCACGAATTAAGTTGTAATTATCTGCACCAGCTTTTACAAATTTTCTGAGAACACCGTTCTCAATTCTCATCAACTCTACAAAGTTTTCATCATTTAAGTCTGTAAGAGACTTTTTAATTAGAGTTGTAGAGAGTTTAAATCTGTCAGCACCAGGCGCTGCAAAGTTTGAGAATCCTCTTGCATTATCATACAGGTCATTATCAGAAGCAGAAGCAGTTACAAGTTCTTCTTTAATTAAAAGACCAACTCTGTATGAAGGTGTATTGCTATATTGATCTAAGATTACTGTACTATCAGCAACAGTTACAAAGAAACCTCTGAGGAAGTAAACACCCTGAGCAATCTTTGCTGCAGCACCAGTTGCAACTGCATTTGAAATAAGTGTTGTTGCAAAACTAGCACCCTGTCTGATACTAGACAGAGAATAGTTCATATCCTCTTCTAGTAATAAGTTTTCTCCGTCTGCAAAAGTCTTTCTTGAGAAATCAGTATCACTAGAACTATTGTATTTGATATAAAGGGTATATGACCCTTTGACTGATGTTCTATTTGTAATATAAGTTTCTACCTTAGCAGTGACACCACTTGTCTCACCCTTAATTTTCTTTCCTATCAAGTTCTCCAGATAAGCAGAAACAGGAATACCTAAGTGACTGTCATCAATCTGTACACAAGTATATTCTGCATCATAGGCAATCTGGCCTGGAATGACAACAGATCCTTCTTTGAAGAAGTGCTTACCAAATTTTTCAACCTGATTCTGTAGAATAGATTGAAGTGTTGTGAGTTCCCTAGACTGTACAGGTAAGCCTGGTTTGAATAGTACCCTCTGATAATTTTTTAACTCATTAAAATCATCAAAGTATGGAGATGAATTTAAGTTGGTATTTTGTGGCATTTGTCTTTAGAACTCCAGTACTATCTTGATGTCTTCCTTCTGACTTGCAGATCTAGGAATAGCAGTTCGATTATCAATATAGATTATTTCACCCGATTTGGTATTGAATTCCGCTGATGATATACCAGAAGTGAAACTCATACCTAATTGGTAGGTCTTATTATTTATTGAGGTACTGACACCGTTATAATTGGTATCAATGGATAATAACGATCCAGAAACAGATGATCCATTAATCGTAACTCCATAGCCTGCATCAGGAACAGAAGTAAATGGAATAATCTTGTATCCAGTTTCACTAGAAGCAAGACCCATTGGTTGATAATACTTCAACACTCCTGTAACTTTATCCCAAGATGCAACATATCCAATCGCAGTAGATCCCACACCAACTGTCTGTGTAATCTCAGAGTCAACGGCATAGGTTGTTGCAGTAGTAATACCACCAAGTTTCAAAGCTTTTAATCCACTCACCATGGCAGTGTCTAGTAATTCTGTGTTACTACCAAATACAGTGGGATTCTTTATCAATCCAACCCTAGCAAAATCGTTACCTTCAATAATATCAGGGTTAGTTTCGAGAGTTTCAAATCTAGAATAAAGTAGAGCTCTGTATGCTCCTAATTCTCTATAAACGTCATATCCATGTCCACCCTTCGGAGGAATGATGACACTAAAGTTTGCTACCGATGTTGTTCCGATACCTGTATTGGTAAGGTTAGCAAGTACTCCGCCAGACTCACTGCCTGGAGCGCCTGGGAAAAACTGGATGGATCCATGAGTGTATCCTTCTCCTCCGTCAGTAACAAATACTTCAGATACTTTTCCGAAAGAGTCAATCGTAATAGTAGCCTTTCCTCCTGACCCATCTCCCAGAATGGGAACATTCGCAAATGAGGTTGAGATTGGTTGGTAGTTAGAACCTCTATCATTAACCACAACCACTTCAATCTTTCCATCTATAGCGTTTGCCTTAGTAGCAACAGTCTCGCCTTGGTTACCCCAGTTTTCGGGCACTGGTATGTATTCAATAGAGTCAAATTTAACAATTTCACTAGGTTTAATCGTGTAAAGGTATTTCCAAACATAACCATCGCCACTAGTGCCAGCTGCTCTTGGCTCAAGGTCAACAAATGTGGGTTGGTCATATGATGGCCTACCCTTCGGGTTCTCTGGGTCTGATCCATTTTGTAGACAAATGTAAACTTTCAGGTCTTCATTAACAACATAATAATTAGCATCGTACAGACTACCTTGACTAGTAATAGGTGTTAAATTATAGATGTTATAATCATGTCTATACATTTCATATGTAGTACCAGCCACCCATGATACTTTTCTGACAAGTCTGCGAACATCTTTGTCAGTAACTTTCTTCATCGCAATGATAGATTCTTTGATAGAATATTCTTCTTCAAATCCATCTAAAGGTGAAGGAGTATTTGTAGCCCATGTGGCAGTACCGCCCGCCTTTGGCTCCACAGAATTGGGAAGTCCCATGAAGGCATAATATTTGTTTACTGTAGATCCGACCCCAACAAAACTTTGTACAAAAGTCTCGGCGTTCAGAATCCTAAACTGTTCGGATATAATAGCAGGCATTTTAAAAAAACTAGTCTTTAGGTTTATTTAGTGGTTAAGTTAGTGGTTTCTTTCTGGACACCACCGCAGCAGTGGATAATCCAACATTTCCATTCATAGTATTGACAAGGAAGCTAGTAGGATTACCAGCACCACGATTCTGATATCCTAGTAATTTACCCCAACTATATTTACCCCAGAAGGTATCAGTAGTTGCGGTTGTGCCAACACCAACTTGAATTGTATTGTTTCCGTAAGGAGTAGGACCTGGTTGGAAAGCACATGTGACTGTAACTAATCCAGAAATTGCATCTCCTGTTGTGATTTGTTCAACTCTGAATACACCACCAAGATAATCTCCAGCAGTGACCATACCAACAACTTCGTTTGCACCACTAGATGTAGTAATACCAGTCAGTGCGTGACCAACAACTAATGAACTATCGTAGATGGTGAAGAAATCACCTTTTTGTAGTCCAGAATATTCAACACCAAGAGAATTTAGTGAAGAATAACCATATCCCAAATTAGTATTATCGTTGAACTGAGACTTAAGAGTAAAAGCCAATCTTGGTAATACGTTTGCAGATCCTGGCAACCATGTATTTATTCCTACAATGTCACCAAAGTCGCCTTCTGCATCAACAGAGAATAAATCTTCTCTCTTCGTTGCATCAGATTCCACAATCACAGGTGGACTACTTCCAACCCTGTAACCAAATCCACCATCAGTGATATTGATGGATGTAATTACACCAGAAGTTACGGATGCGGTTGCAGTTGCTCTGTTGATAACTGGATCTGCATAGAAGTTTGTAGTTCCAGAACCAACAGCAATAACTCTTGTACTTGCAAAATCACCATAAGGTGTTTGAACAAGATCACGAATTTCATTACTATGAGCAACAGGTCTCTCGTTCCAGTTTGCAAGGTCAAAGGAGTAGTAAAGATCACCAACTGTGGAAATACCAACGTAGAAATTATCAACGAATTTAATTTTAGCAAAGTCAAACGTTGCAGGGCTAACTGTTCCAGCAGGCAACTGTTGACTCCAAGGTTGCCAGAAGTTTTTGTCAGTTGAAATACCAATAGTACCACTGTCACCCACAACAATAAATCTATTACCATCATAGATGATGTCATTCAAGTCAAAGACAGTATTACTTGTCTTATCTGCCCATCCAGTTCCATCATTAGATGCAAGAATTACACCACCATTACCAACGGCAATGTATTCTGACTGTCCATAACAAACTGCATTTAGATTTTGTAATGTTCCTGAGAATTGACTGAACGCTTCACCAGTTGTAAGACCAACTGCACTAAAGATAGTTCCAGCAGCACCAACAGCAACCCATGTATTCCTAGTTCCTTCCCAGATAACATCATTGAAATGTCCAGTGTAAGTACTATCGAATGTACTTACTTGGTTAATTGCAGGGATTTGTCTTTGTTCTTTTAGATCAATAGGAGTCCATGTACTAATACTGTTACCAATCGCAACTGCTCTAGCCATGGATGCAAACTCACCCACTGCCATAACATGAACATCAGCAGTTCCACTATTTCCAACACCAACTCCGTTGAATGTAATAGTTCCACCAAATCCAATTCTACCTCTTTCCCAGAATGTTCCACTCTTAGTGTTGATGTAGAAACTACTTGAACCAACAGCAACGTATGGATCTTCTTTAGTGATTGCTCTAAATTCAATAGCTGATGTAATACCACTGATCGCATCAAACTCCCACGCAGAAATAGGATCTTTACGTTCAATCAATGCACTAGAAATTGCAACAGTTGGATTTGAAATTGTATATCCTGTACCACCATAACCAATAGTTAGAGCAGAAATACTAGAGGATGTAGAAACAACAGATGTAACAACGCCTGGTGCAATTTCATTATCTTCAAATATCTGAACATTTCTTTCAGACTGTACTAACAAGTCAATCGCATTAAACACAGGGTAAGCATTGTTCACATAAATTGTATCATCCAGTTCACCAACATTTCTAATAATTCTAGTTGTAGGAAGAACCTTACTCTTCAAGCCTGGTCTTGCTTTGGAGATTAGAACACCAGAAAGAATCTGGTCTTGTCTTTGTTTCTCCCAAGATAGTGGTCTTTCAGCAGCAGTGTTAGTGTCAATACCAATACTATTGTAAGAGAATGTTTCAAGAACATCAGAAGCAACGATTCTCTTACCTGTTCTTTCAAACTGATCAATGTCAGCAGGGTTGATTCTGTTCTCTTTAATTTGAACAATATCACCAGCCTTAACAGATGCAACTGGTTCAACAGTCTCAACGTCTCTCTTAGATCCTCTGAAGTAGAATACAGAACACTTAGAATCTTGTTTTGGTGCTTCAGTGAAGATGACTCTACTACCTTTAAAGGTGTAAGAAGATTGTGGAGTCTGTAAGATATCATTAATGTAGATGAAGATATTATTTGTAATATCCATATCACTACCAGGCAGAGTCTTAAGACTTAGGATCTCAGTAACACCGCTAGTTGTCACAGATAAAGTAAACTTCTTACGATTACCATTGAAGAACTCAGAAATATCATCAAACAGAATGAACTGGCCTGGATAGAATCCAGAGAATGTATCATTTTCAAGTTCTTGAACTGTTAATTGGAATTCAGTTAGAACACCAACTCTGGGGTTGGTCATGATACCAGAAACAGTTAGAACTTCATCAACCTTATATGCTGTTCCTTCTTCGATAAGATCAAATTCACCAATGTTTCCATCCACATTGACACGGAAGTTGACAACTGCATTTGTTCCGATTCCAGTTGATCCAGAAATGTATTCTAGGTCTCTGTTAAAGTATCCATCTGGTTCTGTGATATCAAGGAATACTGGTTTATCAATTCTACCACCTCTCTTGAAGAGTGCGATTTCAGTTGTAAGTCCAGCATTGACTCTAAACTTACCAGCATCAATTTTTTCAATAACGTCAAATCCAGAGAACCCAATTTCATCAGAAGCAGC